ATTTTAAATACAGACGAGTATCCAATCATACCACTTCCAAACATTTGGACTGGTACTCCATATCCAAAGTCTGATGTATCTAGGGCTAGACCAATGCAAAGGCTTCTAAATAAGTTGTGGTCTTTGGCACTGTCTCATGCACAGGCATCAGCAGGATTAAAGCTTTTAGTACCTTTGGGTAGTGTGGACGACATAGATCAACTTGAAAAAGACTGGGCTAACCCGAATGCAGTCATTGAAGTGGATTCATCCCAAGGCGAACCACACTACCCTGCTCCTCAACCGCTTGCTGGTGAGTTCTATAGGTTGATACAGCAGTCAGAGTTTTATATAGATTTTATCTTTGGTCTACCAGAAATGATGCATGGCTTTGCAGAGAAAGCTCCAGAGACTATGAGGGCTACAGAAAGAATGATAGCACTGGGTAGCGAAAGACCAAAGTCCAAACTCCGAGACATAGAGTTTAGTATTAACAAATTGGGTAAGGTTTTGTATAACCTGTCCAAAGGTCACTATACCTACAAAAAGATTTTTAGACTGGCACAGCCAAATAACAACATCACAGAGGTTATGGCAAACTTCTATACAGATGTGTCTCAGGCAATCTTAGACCTGAAGAAAGAAAGGCACATGCTAGACCAGCACGATGTAAGAATTGAACCCGGATCTACAATGCCATCCAGTAAATACGCAGAGCTTGCTGTATACCTAGAAGCGTTCCAGATGGGCATTGTAGACCGTTATGAAGTATTGAAGAAGAATCCTGAGTTATTTGACAAGGAAGGTATTATGAGGAGAACAGAAGAGAAGCAGTTGATGCAACAGCAGATACAAGCAATGGATGCTCAGATAAAGAATTTGCAAGGTGACTTGCAGACAGCCCAAAGAGAATCAGTCAGTGATAGAAAGAGAGTCGAAGTTGAGAAGTTCAAGTCACGCTTAAGCGAAATCAATTCCGAGTCTAAGGCTGATAGAAGGGTACAACGTGGAAAACTAGAAAACGAGGTGAAGCTTGAGGTGGAGAAATTGGCTAACAATCTCAAAGATGTACAGAGAAAAGTCAGTTCTGCTCCAGAAGCCTAAAGACATCTAAGGAGAAACTATGTCAACACTAGAACAACAGGAAATGAATATCCCCGCCGAACAGCCCGGTGCTAATAGTACTTTTGAAGAGGATATCATCAGCCAGCAGGCAGGCCCACAGCTTGTTGCTGAAGAACAAGAACCAGCACAGGAAGAAGTTCCTGCTGTAGATTATCAAGCTGAGGCTAAAAAGTTTCAGTCTATGTATGATCGGTCACAGGCCGAAAATGCCAGATTGCAACAAGGTGCTCAGATACTACAGCTACTAGAACAGAGACCTGATTTAGTTCAGGTTCTTGAGGATGGTATAGCCGGAAACAAAACACAACAGCAACCAGAGCAAACAGTAGGCAAGGATGATTTCAATCCTTGGGATGCGTTTACAGATGAAAACTCTGAGTCAGGACGGTACGTTAATAACAAGATAGAGAATATGGTACAACAGAGATTGCAATCTGCGTTATCCCAACAACAGCAACAGATACAGGCTGAAATGCAAATGCAAAACACTGTGAATGAACTGAGAGGAACTTATAAAATGTCCGATGATGACATTCAGGAGTTCTTGCAGTTTACGACACAGCCTAAAGAGAGAGTAGGTTTAAACAATCTAGTTAAACTTTGGCAGATGCAGAACGGTCAATCCGTTGCTAATAATGATACAATGGAAGCGGTAACTGCGGCACAGCAGGCTCCTCGCACAGCGGGAGTTCTCCAAGGAGAGCCACCAATGCCTAAAAAGAATGATACAGACAATATGTTTGATTCAATCATGGCAACCAGTAGCTCTGGAAGATTACCGTGATTAATAATAACCACATAACACAAAGGTAACAAAATGGCAATATCATTCAATTCTGGAGTATTAAAGTCCAGTGATATTACTGCTACTACCTCTGATGCTAGTGTAGGTCAAAGACCGGATAGAAGACGAATATTTAATTTCGGCGACAGAGTTGCCGAGTTGGTTCCAGAGGAATCTCCATTTTTCGTCTATCTAAATCAGGTTGCTAAAGCACCTACCGATGACCCAGTGTTCCGTTATTTAGAAAATCGTAACCGAATCAGTTTTACAGATCGCTCCTTGCTTCTTAAAGGTGCTGTAAATAGTGGTTCCGCTGTTTCCGCAGGTACTTCGTATTCATTTACTGTTGATACTGCTGGTGGAGCCGCTGTAGAGTACCTTATTAAAGGTATGGTTTTTGCTGTCGGAACGAAAGACGATACAGATGGATATGGTCAGGCATTAGTTAGAGTAGAGTCAGGAGTAAGTCATGCAAGTGCTGATTCATCATTTACTGGTAAAGTAATTGATGTCTCTGCTGTCAGCGGAAGTAATGTTTTAGCTGATAATGACGTAGCTCAAATCATAGGTACTTCCTATGAAGAAGGTTCTGGTTCCCCCGATGTATTCTCTTCTGAAATAGAAGATGACTTTGGGTACACCCAGATTTTTAAAACAGCGGCAGAAATGACCAACACTGCTTATGCAACTCGCTATCGTGGGTATGCTGAAGAGTGGAATCGTATCTGGGCTACCAAACTGCGTGAGCACAAGATTGACATTGAAAGAGCTATGCTCTTTGGTCAAAAAGCTCGTGTAGGTGGTATCCAGTACTCTGAAGGTCTAGTCGGTCACATTGTAAAGAATGTGTCACCAGTAACAGATGATTCTGCACTTTCCTATTCTTCTGGAAATGCATATCATCGTAGTGTTGCACAAGCTGAATTAACATACGATAGATTACTCAGTGATCTTGAAGTTATTTTTGATCCAGCTAGAGGTGGGATGGCAGAGAAGCTAGTACTATGTAGTTTACCAGTCATTACATTCTTTAACAAGTTAGGTGATGGTGCGTTTCTTGATGCATCTATCGGATCTTCAAACAACATGCCTTTCAGACTAAACTTTGATTCAAGAGAAGGTGCTTTCGGACATTCTGTAATGGTGATTGATACCATTCACGGAAAGTTGAACCTTGTCAAAGAGCCATTGTTTAGAGGAATTGCATCTGGGTTTATGCTCATGGCTGATATGACACAGCTTGCTTATCGTCCATTAATTGGTAACGGTATCAATCGTGACACTCAGGTTATGACTAATGTACAGGCGGCTGATGAGGATTTAAGAAAAGATATGATCTTAACCGAAGCTGGTTTAGAGATTACTCTTCCTGAGTCACACGCACTGTTTAACCTAGAAGGGGTGTAAGATGATAGCTGATTATCTAAATAATAATAGCGGCAAAGCTGATTTTAAACTAAAAGTAGAGACTGTCAATGCGGCTAAAACCTTAACTGCTTTAGATTCTGGTAAGGTTTTTATGATTCAGCAAGACTCTGCTTATGAGATTACACTACCATTAGCGGCAACCGCTGGTGCAGGATGGCATGCTAAGTTCATCTTGTCTGAAGTTGCATCTAATGCTGTAACGATTGCTAACAATACATCTGAGGATACTATTGTTGGAACAGTAACAGGTGCCGATGGTGGTGCTGGTAGTAGTGCTGAGTCTGCTGTTGATGAGATTGTTTTCATCAGTGGTGCACAGTTAGGAGATCAGGTTGAGTTAGTTTGCGATGGTGCAATTTATTACGCCAAAGCACAAGCTCACGATGTCGCTCATATAACGATATCTTAATCCGAATACATAAGGATAACAGTAATAGGTACTGTGAGGGCTGTCAATAAAAGGCGGCCCTCAAAACCTAAAAGGATTGATTATGAAAAAATGTATACATTGTAATAAAGACAACAGAGGAGGATGGTTCTACTGCAAATCTTGTGGTAAACAGGCATCTGAAAGCAAGTTTACTACGAATATGTGGATGACCTCTGACTTAGGAAAGAGAACAGATATTGAGTTTTCTTCTCAAACTATGGATGACAATGTAAAAAGCATGAGAAAAAATTTAGGCTATGCCAGCTAAGAAAAAGCGTAAGTCTCCTGCTTGGCAAAGAAAGGCAGGCAAGAACCCTAAAGGTGGGTTAAACGCTAAGGGTAGGGCCAGTTACAATAGACAGACAGGGGGAAAATTAAAAGCTCCTGTTAAGTCTGGTGACAATCCTAGAAGGGCTAGTTTTCTTGCTAGGATGGGTAACATGCCGGGGCCTGAAAGAAAGAATGGTAAGCCCACACGGTTACTTTTGTCTTTGAGAGCGTGGGGTGCTAGTTCAAAAGCGGATGCAAGGAGAAAGGCAAAGGCTATTAGCAAAAGAAATAAAGCTAAAAAGAAGAGGAAGAAATGAATAAAAAAGTAAAAGCACCAAAAGGATATCACTGGATGAAGTCTGGTAGTGGTTTTAAATTAATGAAGAACCCTAGAGGTGGATATAAGGCACATAAGGGATCAAGTCTTATGGCAAGCTTTAAAGTTCAAATGACTCATTCCAACACAAAGAAAAAAGGAAAGTAAGATGAAACATGGTAAATCTGCTTACGGTGGTAAGAAAAAGATGATGAAGAAAAAAAAGAAAAAGATGGGTAAGAAAAAGAAGAAGTAATGGCTAAAAGAGTTAGTTGGATGTGGGGTGGTAAAAAACACTATGGAACATTGATAAGAGAAACTAAAACCCATAAGTTTGCCAGAACAAAAAACGGAAAGATTAAAAAGATTAAGAAGTAGTGCCTAGAAAAAAGAAAGATCCGAAAGTAGGTACTGGTAAAAAACCAAAGGGTAGTGGAAGAAGATTATATACTGATGAGAACCCAAAAGATACTGTAAGGATTAAATATGCAACTCCTGCTGATGCTAGAGCAACTGTTGCAAAAGTAAAAAGAATTAGAAAACCTTTTGCTCGAAAGATACAAATACTAACAGTTGGTGAGCAAAGATCGAAAGTGGCAGGTAAAAGAACTCAGGTTCAAATATTTAAAAAAGGTAAAGAAGCTATAAGAAGAGCTAACAACAGAAAAAAAAGTAAGCGTGGCAAGAAAATTTAAAAAAGTACCCAAGACTAAAAGAGGCGTTCCTAAGAAGTATGTAAGAGGTTCTAAGAATAAAAAGAAGACACAAGACGAGATATTAAGAACTAGAAAAATGTACAGAGAGGGTGCATTGACACCTGCGATGATGGATATGATCTCTAAGCAAAGGAGTAAAAGTGGCAAGAAAAAAAGCAGTAAAAAGAAAAGCAAAGCCAAAAAGAAAAGCAGGCGGTAGTAAAGCCGCTGTGATTGCTAAGTATTCCAAAAGCTCTGGAATATCTAAGGGTACACTATCTAAGGTTTACTCTAGGGGCTTGGGTGCATACTACTCTAGTGGTTCTAGGCCCGGAGTCAGTGCACATCAATGGGCCGCTGGCAGAGTAAGAAGTTTTGCTACTGGTAAAGGTGGTGCTAGAAAAGCAGATGCAGATTTAATTCGTGGTGGTAAAAAGAAAACAGCAAAGAAAAAAACTGTAAGAAGAAGAAAGAAGAAATAGATGGCAACATTTGAAGCACAAGTAGAAGCATTAACAAGTTTAGACATAGATGGTAGTAGTGCACCAACCCAAACAGAATTAAGCCAGTTCTTAACAGATGGTGCAAAGGAAGTACTAAATTCTTTGCCTAGGTCTAAGCAGTCCTTGTTTACAACTTCAAATGATTTGAATGGTAGTAGTCCAAACTTTACAGTTCTTGGTTCAGAAATATTTAGTGTTACTAGAGATGATGGCACAATCAATCAACCTTGCAGAATAGTAAGACCAGAGTTAAATGGAAGGATTAGAGATGCTGATGACATGATGGCGGCTACCGCTACAGACCCAGCATATTATATAACTAACAATATATTAAGTGTTGTGCCAGAGCCTACTAACGCTCAAAACGCTCATGTGCATACATTGAATTATCCTACGGTAGCATTTAGTGATAGCGTTATTGCAAAGTTTCCGGATGATGGAGAATATTTAGTTGCTCTTTATGGTGCTATTAAATCTCTTAGTAATAAATTAAGCACTTTGATAAAATCAGATTTAAGCATATCTGCATCAGCACCAAGTGCTCCTAGTCTGGCTACACTGTCTTATTCAAATGCCAGTAACTCAGATGCTAGTTCTAGTGCTGTGAGTGCTATTACCGTTTCTACGGTTTCTAAAGCAGATATTAGCGGAGATGTGCCAGCATATACAAAACCTAGCACTACTGTTAATTTTGGAAGTGGTAATAATTTTGATACGTTGCTAGGTACAAACGAAGATACTGAATTGGCCTCTGTTGAATTGCAAAAACAAAATCAATTACTTGATGCCCATAGAACTGATATACAGAATGAGTTAAATGAGTTTAATAAAGAGAATGTAAGGTATCAAGCTAATGTGCAGGCAGAGCTTGCAAAGCACAATACTGATTTACAGGTAGCATTAAGACAGGCCCAACTTGATGCCGCAGATGCACAGCAAGAAGCATCTCAAGCAACAGATGTAGATAAATTTAACAAATCACAAGATCAAGCGTTGGATTTGCAAAACAAAGCACAAACCTTACAAGCGGCTGTGCAAAATAATGACGATCTTGTATCTAAGTTTTTAGCAGAATTAAATAAATATAGTGCACAGGTCAATACTGAAGTGCAAACCTATTCTCAAAACCTTGAAAATAATCAACGTAATTACAACATCTATGCTCAACAACAGGCTAAATTACAGGCAGATTACGACAAAGGAATACAGGCGTTGAGATAATGGCGATACAATCACTAACAGTAAAACAGATTATTAGTAGAGTTAGACAGGTTTTTCCTAATGCACCTGAAACATATATCATGTCTTTAATAAATGATGCATTGAATGAGTTAGGTCAATACTCACAGAAGTCTATGTCTGCTAAGTTAAACATTGTTGCTAATCAAACATTTTATGATTTATCAGACAGTGCAACAGATTCTAGTAGCAATGCGATGGGCATCAATAAAGTTTATAGAGTAGATATAATGGATAACGATGGTGATTACATAAGGATACCTAGAGTTGTTGATGGGGAGCCTTTGATGTTTGATATCACATCTGAATCTGCAATAGAGGAGCCTTCATAATGGCAAGTAATATTAAGTATCCAGAAGACAAGGTTTTGTATTTTATTAGGGGAGATCACTTAGGCTTAATTACTACATTCTCTTCAACAAATGAGTCTAGGACTGACAGAAAGGCATATCAGGCATTTGACCACTCAGTTACCAACGGTATGCTTTTACATTACTATGGCAACCCAAGCAAGGTCACTGCGATTACTCAGACTCCAGATATAGACAACCTTTTTCATTCAGCAATTGTTGATTATGTAAAGAAGTGTTTATACATGGACAGGGCTGGTACAGAGTCAGATGCAGGCATGGCTCAGGTGTCTATGAATTTAATGATGCAACATGAAAGAAGATTTGATATGGCCGTAAAGAAATACGGCACCAAAAAGAGAAGTAAGACTGGAGGAACCAGAGCAGTCGTACCAGCAAGTTTTACTTGATATAATTGATTGATTATTTGTTTTGATGTAAGGTAAGTTACAGAACATATAATTTAACTATATGGATGCTTTAAGCGGTGGTGGAGGAATATAGGATAGATTATGGCAAACCCAAATAAATTCACCGCTAAGGAAGTTCTAAACAAAGTACTTCTAGACTCTTCAGGAAACGCCGTCACGGCAAACTCAGTAACCTCACAAGAAGCACTAAACAGTGTTTTAGATACTACAAACAACAGATTAAATATGTCTCTAGCCGGAGGTACGATCTCTGGTGATGTAACTATATCTGGAGACTTAACTGTTAATGGTAGTGCAACTAACTCTTACGATGAAATAGTTAATGGAGACCTTCATGTAAAATCAGATTCTGGTAATTCTACTTCTGCATTTTTAGTAGAGAAGAATGATGGAACAGATGTAATGGTTGTGGATACAACTAATGAGCAAGTAAAGGTCGGAGATAACTTTATTGTTAATGCTTCTGGAACTACTCCAGTATTAACAATTACTGGTACAAGAAATGATATATTATTTACAGAATCTGATACTACCAACTTAAATACACTTGTACGACAACAAACTGGTTTATTTAGAATAGACACAATTAATGATGCTTTAGATACATCTCAAATAAGATTTACAATTGACCATTCAACTGGTAATATATCTATAGGTTCGTCTGAAGATTCTTCAAAATTTTTACAATTTAAAAGAGGTGGAAGCGGAAGTGGTGTTGTTAGAGGTAGCATAGGCACTAACAATAGCAAATTAAGTTTTATAGGTGGAAGTGGTTCAAGTTCTCATATGACTTTGGATTCGTCAGGGAATTTTGGTATAAATAAAACAAGCCCAGAGGAAAAGCTACACGTTGCTGGTAATGTAAAATTATTTGAATCTGGCAATACAGCAGATAAAACATACTCATCTACTGGTGCTGGTTTATTTCTTACTTCATACCAATCAGATAGTGGTTCCCCATATACAAAAACAACAGATATTGTAGCTGGCTCAGATGGCACAGTTCCTTCAGAGATAAGATTTTTTACAAGAGCAAGTGGGAGCAGTTCTTTAACAAATGCAGTAGTAATAGACTCTAATCAACAAGTTGGTATAGGTGCAGTTCCCACAAATAACCTTCATATTGAAGCAGATTCTGGAGATGAAGGTATAACCATCCACAGTGCTGGAGACACTGGAAATGCAATTACAATTGATGCAAATAGGTCAAGTGCTGATGCTGGTATAGGTACAATGCTTGGTAAATGGAATGGCACTCTTATTGGATATATGGGATTCTTTAGTGGTGCAGATACTTCTAATAAAGATGATGGTGTACTCAAATTTGCCACAACACCATCTGGTGGCTCTGCTACTGTTGCACTTACCTTGGGTTCAGATCAATCGGCTACTTTTGCTGGTGATATATTTATAAGTAATTCAACACCACTACTACGATTAGATGATTCTGATGTAAGTACAAATGTTTCATTAGATGGTTCTGGTGGAATTGTAAAACTTGCAAGTCATACTGGTCAAACTATTAGATTCTTAATTGGTAGTACAGAGGTTTCAAGATTTAGTTCGTCAGGAAATTTGGGTATAGGTTCGGATAATCCAGTAGCAAAGTTAGTCGTGTCTGATGGTGGTAATGCTGGGATTGAACTACAACCAGAAATTGCTACAGATACTAATAGGATTACCAACTATGACAGAACAGCAAGTGCCTATATGAATTTTAGGTTAGATGCCTTAACTCAACAGTTTCTGATTTCTGGTACTGAACGTATGAGAATTGATTCCAACTCCAGAATCTCACTAAGTAATAGTGATAGTGGTACAAGCAATACGCTATTTGGATACCAAGCTGGTAATGCAATAGCAGATTCTGGAAGCACTGGGAATGTATTAATAGGACACAGGGCTGGTAGAATTGCAAATAACTCTGCATTTGACAATAACGTAGCAGTAGGTTTTGAGGCTATGCAAGGCGTTGGAGCAAGAAATCTACAAGGTGCTGTTGCTGTTGGTTCAGGTGCACTTAGACAGTGCGATAGTGGTGCCCCAGACGGAACAGTGGCTATAGGTTTTCAGTCTTTATACAGCTTGACAACTGGAGAAAAAAATGTAGCTATTGGTTTTGAATCAATGCTTTACCAAACAGATGGGGCTAATAATACTGTAATAGGATACAACGCATTAAAAAATGCAGATAGTGGTGAGTCTGATAATGTTGTAATTGGTAAAGAAGCTGGTATAAATATTAATCACGCCAGTGCTGATGCAAATGTTATTATAGGTTCAAATGCTGGGTTTGGTGGAGCTGGGCCAATGTCTGGTTCTGTTGCCATAGGTGCTAATGCTATGAATAGCACTGGTGCAAATACTATAACAGGCACAGTTGCTGTAGGTTACAATTCTTTAACTGCGTTAACCTCTGGAGCTGGAAATACAGCAATCGGATATCAAGCTCTACAAGGTCATACGACTGGTGCAAGGAATACTGTAGTTGGCTACCAAGCAATGGATGGAACTGGAGGAGCAACTGTATTAGATTCTAATGATAACACATTTATGGGATACCACGCTGGTGGTGGAACTTGGACTACAGCAGTTTGTCAGTACAATGTAGGTATTGGTAACTATTCACTAGATGGTGCTATGAATGGTGCAAACTTAAATACAGCAGTTGGTTATGGTTCATTGGGTGCAGTAGTTAGTGGTGATAGGAACGTAGCAATAGGAGCAGATGCTGGTAGTACATTAACAACAGGATTTGACAATGTTTGTATCGGTAGAGATTCAAATGTTAGTGCAAATGATGCACAAAACAGAATTGCCATTGGTAAAGATGCTGTTTCTTCAAATGATAACGTAGCAGTAATTGGTAATTCTTCTATAACTGATGTCTTAATGGCGCAAGATGGAGAAGCAACTATTCATTGTGCTGGTGTAAAGTTTCCACCTAATAATGCTTTACCAGATGCAAATGCAAATACTCTTGATGACTACGAAGAAGGCACTTGGACACCAACTTTTGTTAGTGCAAGTGGACACGCTCCAACAATATCTGCCACTTATGTAAATGATTTTACAAAAGTAGGAAATGTGGTAACTGTATCATTGTACATTGCTTTTAGCAATGATGGCGGAGGAACAGATGGAGTTCAGATTTCAGGATTACCTTTTGCCATACCAGCAAATACGTTCCATATGGTTCCAGCTGTATTTAGGAGAACAAACTTTACAAGCAATATTATGCAATATGGTTTAACAGTTTCTAGTACAGATGATATAGGATTTTATTATACAAATGCAACTGGAGATAGAGTTGGACTTACATACGATGATATAGATGTAGCAAGTAACAATCTTATTTTGACATTCACATATTTAGATGCTTAATTGGATAATTAAGTGGAACTAATAAGGAGTAAACAATGGCTTTAGAAAAAAAGAAAACATACGATTATGAAGTGCGTGGAGAATACAAATGTATTCAAGAACGCTGTAAAACATCTATAATGGAAGATGGTAAAGAAATATCATATTCATACCATAGAAAGGCATTTATGCCAGATGCAGATGTAAGCGGTGAGTCTGATGAATTAAAAGCATTGGCAAATGCATTGTGGACAGATGAAATTAAGAAAGCGTATGAAGATAGTAAATTTGAACCAGAAGAAGAATCTGGAGAATAAAATGTGTAAATGCTGTAAATGTAAAGATTGTAATTGTTAACTAAACAAGGAGTCAATAATGGCTAAAGAAAAAAAAGAAAAGCCAGTTATTAATCTTGATGGTAAAGAATATATCATTGAGGACTTAACTGACGAACAGAAGATGATGGTAAATCATATAAACGACATACAAAACAAACAGGCATCTAATGGATTTATTGCAGACCAGCTTAGAGTAGGTCACGATGCATTTGTTAAGATGTTGAAAGAATCATTAGAATCTGAAGAGGTTAAAGAAGACTAATGCTTATAAGGAAAAGTTCTCAGGGTCATTACTTACGACTATACAGAAACAGCACTCCCGGTGTTACTAGGAAAAAAACATACGCAGATGGTACGACTGAGACCCTGACTTATCCTTCTAGATATAAATATTTTTTAGTAGTAGATGGTGAAGTTGTTCAAAGAAGTAATAGTTGGGCAACGATTGAACAGGCTTATGTTGATGAATGTGACGATAGTCATGGTGGAGGTCATGGCAGATTAGACCCCGGACACCATCATCTTATTAATTGTGTGGCTACGTCACAGTCTGATTATCCTACGATGGATAATACAAAAGCAGAGATACAAGATTTTTACGATAAACGAGGTATTTCATACTCTAGTTCAGAAACTAAATCAGAGTTGTTGTCAAGGATAGTTCCAATGATGGCTGGAGATGAAGAAGTCTCAAAACATATAAAGGTATAGATATGAAAAAGATAATGGCTTTCTTAATTGCTTTTTCTTTTATAGGTGGCACGCCTTCTGATTCTTTTCAATACGACCAGTTGGCGATGAGCGAAGAGATAAAGAAGAAAAAAAAGAAGAAAGGTAAAAAGCTTAAAAACAAAGGCAAGAAGAATAAGAAGAAAGGTTTCTTTTCAAAGGTGTTTGGTTCTAAGTAATGAGTCTTTACAAATACACACAGAAAGAGGCCGCCAATTTACTAATAGGTCAGAATGGTTTTGATGTTATAGCAGAGCATGATACCAATGTTGTCAATCCAGATACAGGTTCTTGGATTGCTATACAGGCATTAGGTAAAGACTCTAGTGGTACGACTGAGTTTCTTAAAATAAAAGCAACATCTAATATAGGTGATGACATTAGTTCCTTTGTTAACCTGATACCCGGAGAGATACTGTATGGAAACTTTAGTGGTATTGTAAATCATACAGATTCTACAGCAGTATGCATAGCTTACAGAGGGTAAGAAGGACAGAGAGATTAAAAAGGAGAGCAAAGATGAAAAGTCCCTTAACTGATTTAGTAACTTGGCAAAAAGAAACTGGTCAACTAGATGGCTGGACAGCTTATCATTTAGCCGCTGGTGCATTTCTTTGTAAGCTTTTTCAGTGGTGGGGATGGACTGATTTCTGGTGTGTGATGGGAGTATTTATTATTGGTGTTCTTTGGGAAGTGTTTGAGTATTACATAGAAAATTGGAAGCCGTATGGCAGTAAAAAGAGATGGGCATATAATACCCTTGCTGATATTGTAGTAGAAACTGCAATAGCATGGTGGATAGTGCTATGAGTCAAATAACAAAACAAGTTAAAAAGAGAGGGTTTGAAGTTGTTAGTACGAGTTATGGGATTCCTGTTGTGTATGAGTATGACAGGAGGGTGCAGTCACGGGTGGAGCGTAGCGGGTTACGAAATAACACCGCAAGATACGGTTACAAATACAGTATTTATAGAGGTTATGGGAGTTGATTCAGTTTTGCATTACTATCATGGCAAAGTGTATGAAACATCTAATTGGTGTTGGATACATCACCAGTTTGAAGATGTGGTGAAATGAGTGGAAAGCCGGATACCGCCAGAAGCTATCGTGCTACCGTTCTTGATGATAACGCCATTGTATCTATTAATCTTAAATGGCTTGCTCAGGGATGTGTTCTTGTGGCAGTATTGGTCTATGGTTATTGGCAGATTGAAAGTCGGATTAAGGCGTTGGAAAATAAAGTGGCTTCTGCGGATGAACAAATTGAAAACTTACTTAGTAAACATATTGTTGAAGAAAAAGCGGAAAGGGAAGAACTAGCACAGAAAGTAGCATTTTACGAAAAAGAGTTAAATCTAAACCCATTTAGTTGGGGTAAGAAGAAGCGGAAATGAATCATAATGAGTTTCAGATTATTGCAGAAGAATTATTTGGAAAAGCAGTATGGCTGGCTTTTGCGTATTTGGGCATATCTATCTTTAAGGGACTCATTCTTAATGTCTACGAAGGTCTTATGGTTTTTATTGGGAATGATTTTAATCAAGATGACGTTGTATATTTGGGCCCAGAAGAACGGCCTGCTAGAATTGTTCGTATGGGAATTAGAAAAACTGTTTTCTATATGAAGGACGGAGATGGCAGGTGGACGATTAAGATGGCAGTTCCTAACGAGTCCTTGAAAACAATGGTAATTAAAAAAGAGTTACCAAAAAATGGTGGTAGGTTTCATAGCATAACAGGACAGGAAGATGGAAAATAAAGATATATACCAAGTGCTGGTAAAGCACGATGAAAGATTAAAAAACATATACTCTACTTTAAATAGGATTGAAAAACACTTAGATAAGTTAAATGGCAAAGTGGAAAGGCACGAAACAGGCATAGCAAAGATGCAAGTCTGGGGTAGTGTAGCCTTAGTTACTTTTCCAATAGTAATCAACGCAATAATGAGGTTAATGTAATGGATATTAAATCAATGTTAGTAAAGCTTGCAGAAGAGCAGGCAGACAAGATGAAAGAAGAGGCAATCAATCACCTTGCATCAGATGAGATGTCAGAGAGTATTGCTACTGCAATTAACAAAAAGATTGACATCCCTTTCGTATCTGAAGAAAAAGAGCAAATTTTCTTTGAAAAAATGGTAGACGTTGTAACAGACGTTATAGAGGGATTATTCAAAGGTAAGTAGTGCCTAAAAGACTGTACCAATTAAATGACTTTAGCGGTGGGTTAAACACCGTTAAAGACATTGCTGACATTGCTGACAATGAAGTAAGCACCGCTTCAAATGTAATGTTTAATGTTTATGGTGGTATACAACCAGCGTATAGCATGAAGGACAGCACTAATAATAAAATAACTGCCTATGCTAACGATGAGATAGCTACAGTACAGCCCGGATATGGATTAGGCTATTTTGAAACAGATCATGTTAGAGACCCTGTAACTGTTTCACAAACCAGTTCTATTACAGGAACCGCTAGCAGTGAAGGGTCTGCCACTGGTTTTATTGGCAGAGTAAATAGCGATTATGGTGGCATGGTAGAGCTGGAGTATAGACAGGGTGGAGCTCAACAAAACTTAGCAAATTCTTTCCCGATAGGCTCTACTGTTTTAATAACAGTTTCAACTTTTATTTCAGATGCTATAAGGCCCAATGGTCAAGGATTATATCGTGTTGTAAATACAAATGGCAATAATATAGTTTTTGACAGGGTTATTGACATTGCATTAGAGGGAGGTACTCCTCAAAACTATTGGGGAGCCACATTAAAAGGCGTGACATTAGGCGATCAAGTTATTTTATTAGCGGATCCTGCGGCTCACAACATTGATGTCTTTTCTACTAATGCAAATAATTATACACACAATGTGATTACGTTAAATTCAGTAACTGTTTCCGGAACCCCGTCCAAGGTTAAATATTATAAGGTAGAAGAGTCCATAAGATGCTGTGATACTGCTGAAAAAAACGGATCTAAAATACAGTGGTATGGGTGGATACAGAGGAGGCATTTTAGCAACCTTAGCAACAGCAACACCGGAGCGACTACTGATGATAACTCTTATATGGATTATTTTCCAAAAGATAATGATCTTGCAAGGCCAACACACACAGTGCTTTCTAGTAGTACGGGAACTGCTGGTGCAGTATCTGCGTATCCAAGTGCAGGTGCAGGTTTTAGGATGGCAATAGCAACTGAAACCGATCAAGATGGACTAATAGAAGCGGGAACTTATGAATTTGCATCTACCTTTATTTATGACAACAATCAAGAGTCTTTACCTTTATCATATTCAAGCACGCACACGGTTTCAGAAGAGAACGAATTTAAGGCTCTATCTGTAAACATTGGTGCTACAAGTCCATACGACCCTAGAATATCTGGTGGTAGAATATATATTAAAAAACAAGGTGATGACTCTGAGTTTATTATGCTTGTAGACATAGATCTTACAAAAGGTGCTAGGACTAAGCTTTCAGATGATTATACTGCATGGCACGATTCTGGCAGTTCAAATTTCAACTGCCCTACTAACGGAGCCTCTGCAAACTTTAGGGTTACAGAGCTTGGTTTTATTACCTACGAAGTAATCAATGGATTTAGTTCTAGTATATTTAGCAATGCCTTGGGTGATTCTGGAGAACATTGGAAAGATGCAGTAGTTGCAAATAATAGAGTGTTTGTGTGTAATGTAACGATGAAAGATGAAGACACTGGTGACACCAAATCAGATGCGACATTAAGATATTACCCAGATAGAATCATGTATTCTATGCCTAACAGGTACGATACATTTCCATCTACTAACTTTATAGAGGCGGCTAAAGGTGATGCAGATGTGTACGTTGCAATAGAAGCGTATGCAGATAGATTGTTAGCATACAAGAATAAAAGTTTAGACATTATTAATATAGCCGGAGATGACCGTAACTGGTTCTTAGAGGACAGTAAAAAGTATCAGGGTGTGTTGCATCCAGAAGCAGTAAAAAGAACCCAGTATGGCATAATATGGGCCAATAAGCAGGGTTTGTATTTGTACAATGGATCTTCTATAACAAATCTAAAAGAAAATAAAATTAGTGATAGCGATTGGAGCACGCATGTTGGTTCATTTACAGGAATCATATACGACGAACAAGAGTCTATGGCCTTTGTGATTAAGAGTCTTGATAATGACGGTGATGCTTATATGTGTGATTTAAAAAGGGGAAACTTTACACTTATTAATAATTTTGTCTTTGATTCCAATGACGGTCTTACAAACTCAGTAGATACGGAAAGTAACAACACATTAATAGGGCATGATTCTGGAAGTTCTGTTGATATATTTCAGATAAGCAGAACTGTAGTTGCGGCATCTGCAAAGTTCCTAACAAAAGCTTTAAGTTTTGGAGACATACATCAAGTTAAAAAGGTGTACGCTGTCCACATTACTTATAAATCAGATGTTGCATTAACTGGCATGTTTCAATTAGTTGAGGAGGATAACACATCTACTGCACTTAGCGGAACTATATCAGCAAGTTCTAGTAACTGGGCTAAAGTTAAGCTTACCCCATCTTCTCCAGTTGTTTGTAATAAAATTTCACTACGTCTTGCTACTAACCCCACAAGCGTTAAAGTATATATTAATGATATTGCAATAGAGTATAGAACCCTCTATAAGAAAGGTTCTTGATGGACAGGGCTACTCGATTCATTGCCAACAGAAAACAGGATAAGATTAGAGTTGTAAGAGAACAGCCTTCTATTCAGTCTATGAGAGAAGGTGAAGAGGTGCTGTACTTTAGAAATCGTGGTACCCTTACAAGATACAGAAAAGAGCGTGGTAAGATTTGGACTTCTGATATGCACGGTGGTCGCAACAAACAAGAAGAGGGCACGTTCACTGCATCGAGACTAGAGTACAAATCATCATTTGTAGACTATAGAATGTTTTCCCACAATTTTACAGATGATTTACCAGCTACAAAAGTATACATACCTTGGCAGGGCACAGCAGAACAGACAGGGGTTCCAGAAGCACGATCTTCTTTTTTAGCTCCATTCAACATGACCTGTCACAAACTTATGGTAAGGATTCCAGAGTTAGCCGGTGCCAGTTCCCAAAGTACTGATATAGTTTTTACTATCGAAGAATCGGCAGATACAGATGCTCAACCATCCACAGTTTGCACATTTGATTATCAATCTAGTATAGCCACAGATACTAATATTGTAATCAATAGATCGGATTGGGACTCCACTCCTAAAATTGCTTCTGGTAGCTTAGTTCACATAGGGATGAACGCAGATAGTGACAATATTACAGATACAGAAAGACACTTTATAATAACGTCAGTATGGAAGACAATCGTAACAATATAATCTTTATATTATGATAAAAGTTTT